AAAGGTCTGTCAAATCTACATCAGAGAAACCAGTAAGAGAAATATCATAGTCCTCATCTAACAAATCCTCCAGCTCTTCCTTGAGTAAATCCTCATCCCAGATAGACAACTCTGATAACTTATTGTCTGCCAGTCTATAGGCTTTCTGCTGAGCTTCTGTAAGTCCGTCAACTACTATGTACGGAACTTTCTCCAACCCAGCTAAGATAGCCGCCTCTCTTCTGGTATGTCCGGCAAGGATCACTTTCTCCTCATTTACCAGAATAGGATTAGTAAACCCATATTCCTCAATACTCAGCTCTATAGCATCAAGAGCCGCACGATTATCACGGGGAATTTTCTCATACGGGATCAGCTCCTCCGGGTTACAATACTGTATTTCTCTTTCTTTCATATCCATTGTAAATTTACCTCCTAAATCTTCCTTTTTTACTTCCTACTACTTCAAACAGCTTTCATAAATATAGTGTAAATACTTCCTACAAAGTCAGCCTTTAGTGTTTCGTTACGTTCAAATAATCCAGATCTACATTAGATACACAAGTAATAGGGATCTCCTTTCTCTGCCTACTTACTTCCTGATCTGGAGTGAGGTAAGGATGTTTTATCATCTTTGCCTTTCCCCGGCTCATGCTTGTGTAATACGGATCGTGCTCTCTTAGCCACTTGTCGGCTTGATCTTCTTCTCTTTTTCTTATTCTTCTCACCCTTGCTGTCCTCCTTTTCCAGAAATCTACAGATCCTCTTAAGAGCTCTCTGTATATGCACATTTACCGTCTGTTTTTTACAGCCCAGTACATAAGCTATCTCATCCTGTCTGTATCCCAGTCCTAACACATAGATCAAAGAAATAAACTGAGCCTCTGTTAATACTCCTCTGTTGATCCGGCTTACATCAAAGCCAACCTTTTTATTTTCTCCAAACTCTGTAATACTTACCCCTATTGCT